TCGTGCTGAACCCCATCACCGTGAACACCATCATGGCCGAGAAGGACACCACCGGTCGCAACCTGGGTCTCGTTGTCGGCAACAACGGTGTGAAGTACATCGCCGGTATTCCCGTCATTGAGTTGACGAGCATCCCCGTTGGCAAGTACCTCGTCGGTGACTTCCGCAACGCCGCCACCCTCATCGACTACACCGCGTTGAGCATCGAGTTTGCCGAGGACGTCGACACGAAGTTGAAGAACTACGTTGCCGTCATCGCACAGGAAGAGGTTATCTTCCCCGTTTACATGCCTTGGGCATTCGCCTACGGCAGCATCGCTGACGTTAAGACCGCTATCACCGCATCTTAATCATGGCAGGGAAGATTTACGCCGTAAGTGGCGACGCATTGGACCGCCTCCGTCAGGAGAACGTCATCCGTGAGGCCATTGGCGAGTTGAGCATGGTGGAGATTGGAGAGAGCGCCATGGTGCGCCTCGACAAGAACACGCTCACCGTCACGGCCGCCTCGGGAACGGGACACACCGCACAACTGACGGCTGTTGTCCTTCCCGAAGGTTCCTCGGTGACCTGGACATCCAGTGCCAGCGCGAAGGCTTCCGTGAGCAACAAGGGTGTCGTGACCGGTGCTGCCGCAGGCAGCGCCACCATCACCGCCAGCATCACGGTAGGCGGGGTTACCTACAGCGACATTTGTAACGTGACTGTTTCGTAACCATGGAGTATGTGTTTTCGGGCGAGGATTTAGCCAATGTGCTTCGTGAGAACGCTATCCGCATCGCGAGGGGTACTCTTGTAGTGAGGCCCCTCGATGATGGGGTTCCCGAGGCTGACGAGAAGGAGGTCTTTCCTGCCGACGACAAGGCTGTAAATCCCACCGACAAGAAGAAACCCGCCAAGAAGAAAAAGTGACATTGATAAGATGAACCTCATTGATTGCTCATATTTTGAGAACGGCCCGCTGCAGATCGAGAATGCTGCACCGACCGATGACCTGGACAACAACGCGTATGCTGTCCGTGAGTCCATCAACGGCTACATAGAGCATTACCAGGGCGAGTTCCTGCGTGCGATGCTCGGTGACACCCTCGCCACCACGGTGGAGGAGCACCTCAATACCAATGGCGTTGATGTCGATGTTGAGGATTTATGCGAGCGCCTGCGCAAGTCCTTCGCCCACTACATCTATTTCAAGATTGCGGGCGATGTGAACCAGACGATGACCATGACCGGTCTGATGCTGCTGAAGTCGGCGAACACCAACCAGTCGCCGCGCCAGCGCATGGTGTCGGTATGGAATGACATGGTGGCGCTGAACAAGCGTTTCGTGGCATGGGCCGAGGAGAGCGACTTTGAGGTTTACTATCAAGTCAACATGGTGACACCCATTAACCAGTTCAATATTTGATGGACCAGATAGAGAAGATTTTTGAGAGTGTAGTGCAGGAGGTGGCCGAATCCGTGACCATCACCAAGACCAGTACGGGAGGTGCCACGACCGAGGTTGAGGGCATCGGCATCAACTATATCTATGGCTCTGCGCAGTATGTGAAGGACATGCTCGATGTGCGGTCAAAGGGAGTGGGCAGCAACATGCCGCTCAAGTTCCCCCTGATTGCCTTGCAGACGCCGAACGTGATGACCGTCGACAGCCCCGACTATGCCTACCGCACGAAAATCAACCTCATCATCGCCATGTCATCGAAGAAGAGCTGGTCTAATGTGCAGCGTATGGAGACATCCTTTGAGCGCGTCCTGTTGCCCATCTACGATAAGTTGATTGAGGTCCTTTTGAAGGATCGTCGCTTTGACTGGGGTTACGGCAGTTTGGAGTATGTTCCCCACACGATGTCCAAGAACTTCGACTACGGCCGTTACGGTGCGATGACGCCGAGCGGCGAAGAGGTGAGTGAGCCGATTGATGCAATAGATATCCGCTCGCTTGAAATAAAAGTTAAAAATCAAAATTGCATTAGATAAGTTATGTCAAGAATTAGAAGTTGCAAGAGCGGCTCGTTCTTCAGCGGCAGCTCAATTTGCGAAATCAACTACGACAAAGTCAAGGCTATGGTGCTCACCCCTCACGGCCAGAAGTTGTCGTACGGCTCTGTTGCCGACCTGCGTGAGGCATGTCACGCCGACCTGCCCAACCGCGCCTACGGCTTCCCCACCATTATCAACTGGGAGACCAGCGGTGGCGAGGCCCAAATCAGCCAGACCGGTTACGGCCCCAACCAGTACAACGGTGTGAACGCCCGTACCGACTCTTTCATGCTGGATGCTTTCCGTCACTACATGCGCGCCCAGATTTTGGCCAACGCCAACATCCTTTGGGACATGTACCTCTTTGACCTGCAGGGCAACCTGTACGGACTGGATGACGGCACCGACACTCTGGCCGGTATTCCCGTGAACATCTACCCGAGCGGTAACGACCATCCCACCGCCAGCGACAAGCCGTCGCTCGTTGTGAATGTGTTGTACCAGGATGCCGAGTACTACATGCTGCACCTCGATGTGCTGCAGTTGGACTATGACCCGATGACCGCCATCTACGGTCTGATGCCCGTCACCCTTGAGAAGATTGGCACCACCGGCAGCAACTACAAGGTCATTGAGTACTACGGCAAGGGAGATGCCACTTCACGTTATGGTTCGCTCATCGCCACCGCCGCCACCACCGTCCTCGACGGTGTCACCGCTGCGACCTACGATGCCACGACCAACCTGATTTCCATCACTCTGGCCACGAATGCCACCACTCCCACCTTGAAGGCTGCCTCTGTGCTTGAGGCCAGCGGCATCTACGGCATCATGCCGTACAGCGCATCGTAATGAGGTACCAGGGAGTGACCTTCGTCGATGAGGCCTGCAAGAAGATGTCCAAGGAGGAGTTCATCGAACGCCACAAGGATGTCTTTTGGCAGGACCGCGACGAGAAGACCCGCAAGAAGATGTTGGCGGACGTCTACGAGCGGATGACGGGTAGCAAGAAACCCGCGAAAAGCAAAAAGTGAAACAACCGGGACACGCCGCCAAGTCGTGTCCCTTTTCTTTTCTCAACATGACTATCGCAGAGGTAAGGGACAAGGTGCAGCGCATCCGCAACGGGTTCCAGGATGAGGTGCTGAAGTGCATGGGAGACAACGGCCACGAGATGGTTGTTTCCGTGCGTGAGCAGTTGTACAGCGGTGTTGACGGCAACAATGTGCCGTTGTCGCCGAAGTACAGCGAAGACCCGTATTTCCAGCGCAAGGGTGCGGGGTATTATGATGAGCAGCGCAGCATGTGGGTGCCGTGCTATCAGCATCCCGAGAGGTATGCCGAGTGGAAGAGGCGCATCACCCCTCCCGAGGCGAGTGACCGACTGAACCTCCCCGCCCGCGACTGGGACACCCCGAACTTGTTCATCGTGGGCACATTCCACTCGTCCATCAGCGCGAGGGCGACGACGAGAGGTGTGGAAATCTTCACCTTCGGCTGGGATGAAGGCCCTGCCGTGGAACGCAAGTACGGCTCGCAGATATTCGCCTTGAGCGACCCTGCGGTAGCGCATTTCAACGAAAATTTCCTTTGGCCTTGGCTGAAGGCATGGATAGAGACGGTATGAGTTGCAGGTGCCAGCAGGAACAATGGCAGAGGGACTATGCCAAGCAGCGTGACCTCGCCAGGAAAGCGGCTGTCATGCTTGACAGTCCGCAGGTCGTTTACCGCACCGCTGACGGGCGATTCGGCTTTGTCAGCGAGGGCGAGGACTACAACGGAGAATTTTACGAATTGATAACGCAATATTGACATGAACGAGACATTGATTACCGACATCGTCGCGCAAGATGCGATGGACCAGTTGGAGGCTCTTGACAGGGCGATGGCCGACACGCTGCGTAACTTCAAGGATGTGGCGGAGGAGTTGGCGAAGGGAGTGAAGATTCCCGTTGAGGTCGCTGGTGACCTCGGCAAACTGAAACAGTTGTATGAGGCGCAGATGCAGAAGGCGAACCAGGCCACGCAGCAGATGACGCAGCAGATGCAGATGCAGCAGCAGGTGATTGCCAACACGAGCAACACCATCTCGCGCCAGTTGATGGAGCAGGAGAAACTCAACAAAGCCCGCCGTGAGGCTTTCACGCAGGAGCAGAGCGCACTTGACATGGCAGACCGCATACTCGGCAGCCATGAACAGAATGTGCGTGCCTTGGCGAAATATAACGACCAGTTGAAAAGGTTGAAACAAGCCTACAAAGAGCAGTCTGTCAGTGCCGAGGAGTACACCCGCAGGGAACTGGAACTGAAGACCGCCAAGCAGGAGATACAGAAAATCCTCAACAATGAGACCAAACTGATGCAGGCTGCTGAAGGTTCCTATACCCGGTTGTCCTTGCAGTTGGAACGCCTGAAGATGGCGCAGAAACAACTCAACGAGGAGGAGAAGAACAGCACCGCAGGCAAGCAGTTGGAGGCTGAAATCCAAAAGTTGGATGCCCATTTGAAAGACCTTGCTGCCGACATGGGCGAATTCCAACGCAATGTGGGCAACTATGCCATAGCCGGGAAGAGCCTGCGCACCGAACTGCGAGAGATGACGATGCAGATGGCCCAAATGTTGGCCGATGGCGTTGACCCCACAAGTGAAGCATTTTTACAGGTAGCAGAGCGTGCCGGTGTCCTCAAGGATGCGATGGAGGACGCCAAGTCCACCATCAATGACTATGCCAACGACACCAAAGGGTTGACCAACACCATCAGTGTCATTGAGACCGCTGTCGGTGGCTGGCAAGCCTTTGAGGGCGCGTTGAGTGCCTTCGGCCTTGAGAGCGAGGATGCCGCCAAGGCGACGCAGAAACTCATGGGCATCATGTCGATGATGCAGGGCATCCAGAAGGTTTCCACCGAGTTGACGACCAACGGCACGGGAGCCTATCGTGCCTACCATGCCATCTTGAAGTTGCTGGGTCTTGAGAAGGCTGCATTTGTGGCGAGCACCGCTGCCGAGGCTACCGCAGTACAGGCGAATGCCGTTGCCGCTACCGAGGCTGCTGCCGCCGAGAGTGCCACCGCTACCGCTACCACCGCCGCCACCGCTGCATCAGGAGCGCACACCGCAGCCGTGGGAGTGGAGACTACCGCCCTTGCCGGTGCGACCACCGCAGCCACCGCTT